TGTTCAAACAACGACAACTACAAGTGTACCCGAAACAACAGTTGTGGATACGAGCATTGCCCCTGTAGAGACATCTACCTCTACGAGTTTTTCAACAACAACGACTATGACCAGCGTGACGGTTGAGCCGTCCACAACCACCACAGAATACGAAGCACCACCAGTGCAACAAGGACCTGTATGGGTTCCGCCTGTACCCACAATAGAGCCAGCCATAGAAGATACGGAACCCATTCAAGAACCTGAAGAATTAGTTGAAGAAACAATTCCATTAGAACCCCTAGAAATACTAGAACCTGTAGAAACGCTAGAACCTTTAGACCCGTTAGATTTGCTAGATATTTTGGAAACAGACACTACTGTTGAGATAGAAGATACGCTACCGTTTGTCGTTGATAGTTTACCACAGTTGTTACCTGATGAGGTTGTGACGGAGGACACGGTTGCTGATATATTTAGTGACGAAGAACTAGAAGCCGTCCTAGAAGATGTGGAAACAATAACTGTAGAGGAAGCGGTTGCTGTAGCACAAGATGCACAGTTCGTTGAATCATTGTCGGAATCTCAGGCTGTTGCCGTGTTTGATGCCATTGTGGTATCAGAATTGTCCACGCAGGAGATTGAGGCAATTGTTGAGGCTGTGCAGGATGCACCAGCCGAAGTTCGTCAGGCGTTTGAGCAGGAGATAAACATTTTTGCTGAAGGTTTTGATGAGTATGTTCCTTTGGGTAGCACTGTGCCTGTTGGCACCCGTAGAACCCTTATTGCTGTTGCTGCAGGGACAGCAATGGTGGCTGCAGGTCAACGCCGCCAATTGTAAGGAACAAATCGGCTATTGTTATGAATAAGTTTCTTTCCGAAATCCATGCTCTTACTTGGACTTTGGCTGGAACGGGCATGGTTTTGATAACCTTGTCAGGTAATACTCGTAATTTGGGAATCCAAATTACTATCGCTGCACTGATTGTTCACATGGTCGGTGCTTTAGTTAAGGAGAAGTAATGGAAAAAGTTAAAGATATTTCGGGTCGCATTGTTGCATTGTTTTTGACAAATGCTTTGGGCGTTGTGACTGGTGCTGCCGTTATTGCTCCTGACCTAGAGGTTTGGAAGTCGGCTTTGATTGCTGGTGCTGTTTCTATTTTCAAGGTTGCTGAAGGACTGGCTAAAGCATCTATTGATGGTGTTCTAACCAAGGAAGAGATTGATGCAGCGTTTGGTGCTACTCCCAAGAAGATTGCCGCAAAGCGTGCTGCCAAGAAGGTTGAAGTAAAGTAATGGCTGCTCGTAAGCGTAAACCTGCTATTGAGCGTGGTGTTGGTCACTCTTATGGTGATTTTGCTGGTTATGACGGAATTAAATATAGTGAAAGTGTTGAACTAAGCAAAGAATTGAATCGCCGTGGGTACACTTTAACAAGCAAGCCGAATAAGGGTAAAAATGTTAGTGACCATGAAATGATGTGGGATAGTTTAATTGATATGAACGAAGCAGCATCTCGTTCATACGCAAAATATAACAAGAATAAAAAACCAGTAATTAAAAAGAAGAATGTTAAACGAGGAGTAAAGTAATGGCTAGTCGTAAACCTGCTATTGAAATTTTTGGTCGTGACACCGAAGCGAAGCGTAAGGCTAATAATGTCTTGGACAAAATGGGCATGCCAAGTGACTATAGGACACAGTACATTGCCGAACTAGACATGAAGGGTCGGGCTGGCAAATATAAAAAGGCTGTTAAAAAATCTGCTGGTGCAAAAATGAGTAGGTATTCTAAGTAATGGCTGCTCGTAAACCAGCGATTACGGGTTTGGCTCGTCCACAGGGAATTGTGGACGATATAGCCAAGGCTGGTATGAAAGCGGTTATGCACGCTGCAAATAAATTGCCTAACAAAACAAATAAATTGGCAAAAAAATATGCTAAAGAACGAGTAATTATTCAAGCGAAATATGATGCTCAACTCGCTGCAGAAAAAGTAAAAAAGGCTGCAATTCGTGAAAAGGGTACAGCGGCTTTGTCTGCAGGTAAAAAGGTATCTAAAGAAGATTGGCAAAAATTGTCTGCTAGAAAATATAAAGGTAGATAATAATTTGAAACTTTTTATTACACCCGTTAAACCTTGCAAACATATCAAGGGAAAAAAGCCCAGTGATATACTTCCTGCAATGTTACGCAAAGTAGTGGGTGGCGGCTCCCTAGAGTTGTGTGCTGCTGACGCTTGGGAGGCTATGGTTGCTGCCGCTAAAGCCGATGGTGTAAAGTTGGCTCCAACTTCGCTCGGAGATTTATTCCGCAGTATTTCACAACAGAAAGCAGGGTTCTTGCAACGCTATCAGCAGGAACCTATTGAGGGTGCGTCCACACGCACCTATAATGGTAAGAAATGGTTTTTGAAGAAAGGTAATGCACCGTTGGCTGCGCCAAACGATGATGCCAAAACATGTTCTAAACACATGTTGGGTATTGCTGTTGATGTTGCTGGAGCGAATGGTGCTAGATTGGAATGGATGTTTAACAACATCGCAAAGTTTGGTTGGTCTTGGGAAGTTTTACCTGAAGAGCCGTGGCATATTCGTTATGTCGCAGGGGACAATATTCCTGAAGCCGTAACTTTGTGGTTGCAATCTAAATAGTCTTATTGTCTAGGGGCGGCTTTTGCCGTCTAGAATAGAGTTCTATGAAGAAACTACTAATAGTTGCTATTTTCGTTTATTCATTTTTAGGTGGGACAGTTGTCCACGCTAAGAAGCCACTTGATTTGAGGTGTGATTCTCGGGAGCATCTTATTCGTAGTGTTTCTGACAATCGCAAAATGATTGAACAGGTGGATTATATTATGTGGCGTGAGTCACGATGCCGTCAGGTTGCACATAACCCTACGGACCCTAATGGTGGGTCTTATGGTTTGTTTCAAATCAACGGCTATTGGTGTCAACCGTCACAGTTCTCTAAGAAGGGTTGGTTGCAAGACCAAGGTATTTTAAAACATTGTTCAGAACTTTATGTTCCTTCCATAAACGCAAAAGCGTTTATGGCTATTTATGATTATGCTGGCTGGCAGCCTTGGGGCGGAGAACCGTGGATTTAACTGCGTTACTAAATGAAAAAGAATGGCGATTGTGCCGTGGACCTGAAAACGCAACATTAGAAGAACAACTGGAAGCGTTCAACTATTTTTGTTCAAACTATTGGTCTATTAAACATCCTGAAAAGGGTCGCATAAAGTTTGAGTTGCGTGGCGCACAAATGGCAACTATGGAAGCATGGATGTCTGACCGTTACAGTATCGTGTTGAAAGCCCGTCAGATTGGTTTTTCTACTTTGGCTTCTGCATACGCTTTTTGGTTAGTGTTTTTTCGTCCTGACCGTTTTGTTGTTATGTTGTCTCGTACTGAGCGTGAGTCGGTTAAGTTGTTGGCTAAAAGTAAATATGGTTACAAGTTTTTGCCTCATTGGATGAAAGAGCGTGGACCTGCACAAACAACAGACCATCAACTTAAAATGATGTTTGATAACGAATCGGCTATTGAGTCGTTGCCGTCAGGGAACGACCCTGCTCGTGGTGAATCTGTATATTTAGTTATTGTGGACGAATGGGCGTTTTTGCCCAATCCTGAGGAAGCGTGGGCATCTATTGAACCGATTGCGGATGTCGGTGGTCGTGTTATTGGTTTGTCCACTGCTAATGGTAGTGGCAACTTTTTTCATCAGTTATGGGTTGGCTCGCAAACTGGTGCCAACCAGTTCAAAGGAATTTTCTTCCCTTGGGACGCTGACGGTGAACGCAATGAAGATTGGTATGAAGCAAAGTCAAGAAACATGCAGTCTTGGCAGATGCACCAAGAATATCCACGCTTCCCTGAAGAAGCGTTCATCAAATCAGGCAACCCAGTATTTGACATAGATTTGTTAAATCAAATGCAACCAGTTGACCCTGATGTTGGCTACTACCATTTGTACTCTGATGGTAACGGTGAGTTCCGTTACGCCAAAGATGGTGAGTTGTCTGTTTGGTGTTTCCCTGAGTTGGATGGAACCTATGTGATTGGAGCCGATGTGGCTGAAGGACTCAGCCACGGAGACTACAGTTCTGCCCACATTATTGATGCTGCGTCAGGAATGATGGTAGCGCATTGGCATGGACACATTGAGCCTGACTTGTTTGGTGATTTACTTGCCGAACTGG